ATGGGAAGGATATCCCGAAGGCAAAGGGATATGCGAGGAATACGATATTGAGGGATTTGATTCACCCTAAGGAGGGGGAGTATATTTTGAAATGTGCTTATAAAGATTTATGGACAGATTTTCAAAAGAGAAAGAGTTAATATATTATTTAATTTAAAATTCTTGTCCCTAAAAGTAGGGAAATTTATAGGGAATTATGCCATATAAACAACCACCAAAAGAACATCAATTTAAACCAGGAGAATCAGGAAATCCTGCCGGAAAACCTAAAGGAGTAAAGAATTGGAATACTATTTTTGAGAAAGCGATTAGAAAAATCGCTAAGGAAAAAAATATTAAAGAATGTGATGTTGAGATTGATTTAGTTATTCGGGCGATAGCTGAAGCAAGAGGCGGGAATTATAATTATTACAAGGATATTTTTGATAGAGCTTATGGTAAATCGACTGAATCAATAAAATTAGAAGGACAGATGAAGTTAGAGAAAGTAATTGTGGAAATAGTAAAACCAAAAAAAGATGGAGATAATAAAAATTAAGGGGACAATCGTTCTTGAGAAGATATTAGAGGCGGCTGAACAAAAGTATAGAATTTTTGTTTTAGAAGGAGGCACTGGGAGTAGTAAGACTTATTCTTTAGCTCAGGCGTTTATCTTGATGATGATGAAAGAAGAAGGACAAGTTTTTACAATAGCCAGAAAGACAATGCCAGCTCTGAAAGCAACGGCAATGAGAAATTTCTTTAATATTTTAAAAGAAGTAAATCTTTATGACCCAGAAAAACACAACAAGACAGACAACATTTATAATTTACATAATAACTTGGTTGAGTTTATTTCAGTTGAAGACCCTCAACGAGTTCGTTCAAGAAGACGGCAGTATCTTTGGTTAAATGAAGCAATTGAGTTTTCTTTGGAAGATTGGCGGCAATTGTCAATGAGAACTGATAAGGCAATTTTTTTAGATTACAATCCTTCAAACCCTTATTCTTGGATTTATGACGAGATTTTCCCGAGAAATGATAAAATTATTATTTCGTCTACCTATAAAGATAATCCTTTTTTACATTCTAATATAATCAGGGAAATAGAACACTATAAAGAGATAGATGAAAACTATTGGCGGATTTATGGATTGGGGCTGAAAGGAATAATTGAGACCTTGATTATTAGCAATTGGGATTATTGTGATGATTTGCCGGAAGGAATAGAAATTTATGGTTTAGATTTTGGGTATAATAGCCCATCGGCATTGATAAAAATAGTGGTAAGAGATGAAGGGTTTTATTTAAAGGAGCTTTTATACAAAAAATATCTGACTAATCAGGATTTAATCAGAGAATTGCGGGAGATTAGAATCCCAAAGGAAAAGGAAATTTACTGCGATTCAGCTGAGCCCCAAAGAATAAAAGAAATTAAGGATGCTGGTTTTTGGGCTTTATCTTCTGATAAGGATGTTAATAAAGGAATTGATACGATGAAGTCCAGAAAAATTTATATCACTAAAAGTTCATTGAATTTGATTGAAGAAATAAAAAGATATTCTTGGAAAGAAAAAGATGGAAAACTATTGGATGAACCAGTTGCTCTGAATGACCATCTTTTGTCAGCCGCAAGATATGCAATTCATACTTATTTTTTAAAAGAAATAAAACAAATGTGGCAGATTGAACCAAGTAAAGGAGTTAAACCTTATTATCCAAGTTTGGGATTTTAAAATATGGAAGAATTAAATGAAGAAATTTTAAGAAGATTTTTATACCAAACAGAAATTGACCAAATTAAAGTTCAACGAAAAACGAAATTTGGTAAGGTTGAAGCTTTATTGCGAGATGGTATTCCACAAATAATCAGCATTAAAGAGAAAAATATCAAATTGCCCTTGACAGATAAAATTTAATTTGCTAAAATGTAATTAACAATTTAATATTGCTCTACTTAAAGGCGTCTTTTTAAGGACTACCGATTAAAGCGGGCAAACTAATTTTCCTAATTTTTTGAATTGGGAATAATAGTTTGTCCGTTTTTATTTTAAATTTATGGTAGAAGGAATAATAGAAAAAGAACCATTAGTTGAAAAATTAAATACTGAAAAAGAAGTTGCTTTAAATTTCCAAAAGCGTCGGCATTCCCATTGGAATGATAACTACACACTTTACCGAGACTTTGTGGAAACTAACAGGTTAATCCAAAGGCAAGCAGTCAATGTTCCTTTAATGAAAGAAACAATTAAAACTTTGCTTTCCAAGATTGATGAAGTGCCGGATATTGTTTTTGAGGCGAAAGAAGAAGAAATGAGCGAGAGAGAAATGATAGACAAAGTTATTAGGGGAGAATGGGGAGGGGAAGATGAAAAACTAAAAGAGATAGCAATAAACGAGAGATGGCAATATGATTTCTGGAGATTGAAGATGGAACTAATAGATATTGTTGATAAAAAGAATGTTCTGCTTTATGGCCGTTCTTTTAAGAAATTAAATTATTTAGACAAGGAATTTGATTGCGATGTTTTGGATATTTATGATGTTTTAATTGACCCGAAAACAAGTCCGCTCAACATTGAAACAGCCCGCTATATTATTCATCAGAATATTAATAAACCTTTAAATGAGATTTTAACCAGCGATAAATACGAGGAAGAAGGCAAAGAGAAATTAAAGATATTTTTAACCAGTGAAGAAGGATTAGTTGCCAGTGGCGAAGCCAAAGAGAGATTGGAAGAAAAAGCTGAAAGATTGAAAACATTAGGGTCAGAAGATTATCAGGAATTGGAAGAACTATTAAGCGGTTCAGAAGTGATTGTGCCGTTGGACGAACACTATACTAATTTATGGGACGAAAAGAAAAAGAAGTTTGTCAGATATTTAATAATTTTAGCTTTCGGCAATATTGTTTTATTGAGACAGCCGCTGAAAGAAATAATTGGCGTGGAGTTTTATCCATTTGTTTCTTGGGCCGATGATTTGGAAGGGTCGGATATTTGGTCTGATAGTGTGGGAGATATTTTGAGAACTCCGAATAAAGTTATAAATGCTTGGATTTCCCAGTTAATTGAAAACAGAACTTTAAGAAATTATGGGATGTTTGCTTACGATGCTACGGCTGACAAAACTTTTATTCCCCAGACCTTTGAACCAAAACCTTTTGGACTTTATCCTTTCCCTGGTGACCCGAATAAAGTTTTAAAACAGATTGAAATACCAGATTTGAAAGATTCAATTCAGGAAATGACATTTCTGATTCAACTAATGGAAAAAGCTTCAGCCGCCACAGCCATTGAAAAAGGAGTTTCCGAGAGAAAACAAATTACCTTAGGAGAAGTGGAAATTTTAGTTGGCAAGGCAATGGAAAGAATATCCAATATCTCCAAGTTTTATAGATTAGGTTGGAAAGAATTTGCTGAGAAATGGTATGAGATTTTAGAAGCCAATGAATCTGAAGCTAAAACAATTAAACTTTCTAAAGTATCAGCCAAAGGAAATTTATTTGGAAGAACTATTAAGCCAAGCGATTGGAAGTCCAAAGCAGGGTATAGAGTAAAGGTTTTATCATCGGCTGAACAAGAAGCTGAAAGGACTTCAACAATTCAAAAACTAATGGCAGTAAAACAAATGTTTCCTGAAAATTCAGCTCTTCAAAAAATAGCCCAAAGAAAAATCTTAGACCTTCTTAAACTTTCTCCCGAAGAAATCAATCAAGTGTTAGAAGAGGAAAAAAAGAGAATAATCGCTCCTCCGGTATCGTCAGAAGGAGGGAGGTTAAAAGGGCCAATTAAAGAGACAGCAGAAAAAGTCGCTTCTTCATTACCGGCAGGAGTTCCTGCCTAAAAATATGGGGTTAATAGACAAAGTATTATCAATTTGGCTAAAAGACAGAGGAATAAAATCGTATGACGAACTGACAGAAAAGGAAAAGAAAATTTATGAGGAGAGAAAAAAAGAATTGGAAGAAGGGCTGGGGGAGATAACTATCCCAAAATTAGAAGAACTGATAAATGATTTAAGGCAAGCATTAAAAAAAGAATTATTAAATTATGAGAATCCGAAAGAAAAGGATTTATTTTTAAAAGCCAGATTAAAGAATTTGGAAGATTTAATAGATTTAATTCATCTTTCAGAAACAAGGAAACAAAATCTGGAGAACCAAATAAAAAGGTCGGGAGAATAAATTTAAATACTATGCCTTATCAAATTAGAGGAAAAGTGATTTATCATAAA